AGCGACATCAGGAAATTTGTGATGTCTTATCTTCTTCCCTGCAAGATCTCCCCATAGTTCAGTATTACAAGGATACTCCTCAGTTGATTCCCAATAGGCGAATTCTCCGTACTTGTAAGGACCTTTGTAGTTCGGTAGGGCTACATATCCAGGGCAGTGGCCAGGAGTTGCTGTAGCTGTATTGTATATCTTCCAATAAGGGGCGCTTGTGCCACTTCCTACAAAGTCAGGGTCTGTATTTGGTATGGGGGGTCGAGAAGCCTCAAGCGGGGTCATCTCTCTTCCAGGTATGTGGAATCCATCAGTTTCCTTTCCATTTCTCAGGAGGAATTGAATCTCGAATGCATATACCTCATCCCTTAAATACCCCCTGTAATTGGCAGCATTGTCACCATCTGCATAGTTCTCTGTGGCAGGAATCCTCCAGGTCTCCCACTGGAGGTGTATCTTGGAGGCTATACTCTGGTAGTTCACCCTGTCTATTGAGGAAAGGTTGTCCCAAATGAGTACATCCTGAGCAGAGGTGAGGTCTTGGGCAATTTCATAATAAGGGAACTTTTCCATTATGTCGTCCATGGAAAGCCTTATCTGGGTGACATTCTGCCCTGTATATGTGATTTGAGTGGAAATGTTCTCAATAAAATATGTTCCTACAAGCTCTACCGATGATATCGCATTGATTGTCTTTACTACCGCCAGATTGAAATAATGATAGAGACCTGTAATATCCAGGTTGGAAATGTCCACTATAATAGACCTTCCTACAGGATAGTCGAAATTAGGGGTGACAATGCTTGGGTCACCTATGGGAACAGGGTTTGTAATGGAATAGTAGGAGGTGTAAGGATTGCCCTGTGCATCAGCATACTGTACTGCAAACTGATAGGTTCCTGCCTTGAGGTCCCCTGTATTTGTCACATCAGCTATCTTTACGATAGGAATATCAAAATCAGGCTGAACATTCAATTGATTGCAATCTAGTTCAGTAGTATATACAGGATCACATAAAATGGAGCCAGAAGCAAGAGTGTACGGAAGATTATCTATGTCAAGGTATCTACGGGGATTTAAGCCGTCTGTCCAGTATATCTCGGTTGAACAGTTGGTAATCCTGTGCACTACCTTATGAATGGGGTAATGAACGTCAAATTTAAGACAGGAAGCGGTGATGAGAGTACGATATTCACAGTCATTGTTCACCATATATCCAATCTCACTAGCCTTTGTCTTCGGATTAGTGAGAAAGAATATATGCTTGTCTCTCTCAGGAATGAAATGATGACCTATAAGCACAAACTCATCAGGAAATGTCAGGCATAACTCATTTCCCAGTTCATTCTGGTAATTGACCGAGTTATCATCGAAATTCTCAAGAACAGCATTAAGGGCATACGATAACTGTCCCTTGCCTATTTGGCTGGGAACATTATCCATGTTAAGCCCCACCGAAGCACTAGTATACTCCTGCCTTATGTTATTTTGAGCATTATCAGCCATTTCACGTTAGTTTCTTCTCCACATTGACCTGTATGAATGACTAGGCAATTCATACTTGTTAAACCTTCTCAGCTGTTTCTTCACCTTCAGCTGCTTTTGCCACATCGTCTGTTTCTTCAATTCTATTTCAGCCATTATGAAAGCTTCATCAGACAATGTCTTATAATATTGAAGCTTTCCCTCAATCTGCTTGGAAGTTTCATCAGTGACAGTGTTCATGAGTGTTTCAAACATCTTGTACTTGATGAACGCCTCTATATATTCCATCACCCTGTAATTGTCAGGGATCAGAACATTACCTACATTGTCGTACTCCGTAGCGTAGAATATGAGGTTTACTACACCTGACCTGAAATTGGTGACAAACTTGTTATCCCTTATATCAAAAGAGTCGTAAGTAGAGGAGTAAGGAACAAACTGCTTGTTGAGCCTATCCTGAGAAAAATTGCTCCAATTCGACATATAACCCACATCACACTGCTTCTTCACCGATATATTCCCTGGCTTGAGCAGATATTTCCTTTCGTAGGTAAAGACAGTTGAATTATTTGTCTTGTAAACAGCCTGCACCAAGTTAGGCATGCAGGGGTCACACTCATCAGGAGGACATACGCTAGTACATGATGTGCCATTCACAATCATCGGCGATATCTGTATAGTGCAGGAACTGGCTGCCTGAGAGTAGAAAGAGGAGGCACCCTGTATTGCTGAGGAACCTACCTCCGTACACATCCATGCCTCCCTTACAGCGTAGAAATTATCAGGAAGCCTTGCTTCAAAATCCTCTATATTCAGAATGGTTCCCGTTATCACATAGGTAGCCCTGCCCAGTTTCCTAAGACACTTATCCGTATAACTTAAAAATAGCATATCGTCTATAGCCCCAGTATCGAAATATGACTTAAGCTCCTCTTTGACTAATGCAAATATACGTTCAGGGCTTGTAAAGTTATATTCATAATAGTAACTCATTTCTTACATTTTAATGTTTCCACTCCTTGTAGATATGTTGATATTTATCACTTACCTTTATATAATGAGCGAGAATCCTGGAGGTGGCACGCAGAGGCTTAAAATACCAAAGGTCCGTGAACTTTATTCTTGCTGTATCCTTGAACCATTGCCAACCAAAGAAATAACCTTCGCTATGATAGTTCATCTGATATATCTTCTTCCCTTTCTCCTTGGTCTTGACCCAGTCAATAGGAAGATTTACATACTCGACACCATTATGCGTCTTTGTTTTATTTCTTCGTCTCTTATTTACAGCAAATTCTCCGAATCCTGAAGGCATCCTCACTCTATCTCCTGTCTCAAGCATATAGTACCTGAAACCCTCGTTGAATGAATAAATCACATTCATCCAGTCGATAAAAGAGATATGAATGTTGGGGTACTTATCGCAGAACTTCTGATAGTTGTCCTTGCTTACAGCCCTCCAGTCTACCTTCACCCTCATTATTTAGTTGCTTTTGAAATATTTGGTGCCTGTTGATCAAGTCCTTCATTAGAAACGTCGGTACTGATCCTAAAATATGTTGACAATAATTTCTGCGAAGTAAGCTCCAACACCTGCTTCTCCAGATATCCAGGGCAAGCAAACTCCTTATCAAGGGGGTTCTTACACAATTCATCAAGAGAAACGTTAGATCCACAGTCACATTCAGGATAGAGGATATCAACAGGAACATCCTCTTCAAAATATGCAACTAACCTGACAGCCCTCACCATAGGGTTGCTCACATACAGGTAATCATTGCTTATCCAATAATACTCCTCCTTCTTTACGAAAGGAAGCTTCAAAAGATTAGCATACCTGTTTGCTGTTACCTCCTTCAGCTTCTTACCTTTTCCTCCCATAGCGTTCACTGAGTACACTCCCTGTATAACATACTGATAGATGCCTTCAGCTATTCCCGGGATTTTGTGGCAGCTTCTTGCAACATTACAAGGATCTACATAGTCACAGCACTCTGATACAGGTACAGACTTCATCTCAAGGCAAGGTATTGTCGTGAATATGGTGTCAGTGGCCCAGAGTCTGCGAAGGTTGGTTTCTCTCTTAATGAGAAGAAGGGCATTATTCTTCAATTCGGAGAATATAGCCCTATCAGTAATAAGAGCATCTGTTGACAGTATCTTATGCATACTGCGAACATCACTAACTAATTTCCTTCCCGTCGACATAATAACTATTCTTGGTATAAAGATACATATTTTTAATCAATATGATTATAACAAAAACTCCCAGAGGACATGAGCCCTCTGGGAGCAGCCCCGTAAACCAACTAAACCAGGACTCAGAGCAAGTTGCTCGTTGCTTTTCCTTTTATTCTGCATCTTCGGCAACTAAAAAGCTTGACTATCCATTTTAATAGATCCTTTATAATTTTCATCTTACACCGCAATAAATTTTATTATATTTTCCTGTATCAGGTGTTATTGATACGATCTCCCAAGAATCAACAGTCCAGCTTTCAGCTTGTATATTTTCAATACACGTCATACTTGTAGCACTTCCCGTTGTTTGTCCACTAAGAACGGTGACATTTATAGTAGTGCTACAACTACCCAATGTATCATTTCGTGTGGCTGCAAAACCTATTTCAAAATCTGTATCACCAGTAGCAGCTACAGGCAGATTTATCCATGCGGACCACTGATTATCATTTCCAGGAAGATTATTCTCAAAGGATACTCCAAAGTCTGAACAACTTAACATCACCTCGTTGGTAGTAGTGGTAGTGGTGGTCGGTTCACCTGTAGTACTGGTAGTAGTGGTTGGAGGTTCAATCTCCCAACATGTTCCACAATCCAACTGATCATCACATCCAACTCCAGTATCTACAGAAGTTATATGAAGACTTTCTGGATCTTGTCCTTCGGTGGGAGGATCTGATATAGTAGACCAACCTAACGTAAATCCAATTGTTGAACATACACAAGCGTTTTCATAATCACCTTCTTGACCGCTTGTGATCAATAATTTGACCCATGTCTGAGCTTCCCCAGGAATTAAGACGAATGCCCAAAGCTGAGTATTAGGATCGGGTTCTACAGGAATATAATTCTTATCTATGTACAATGTCTGGCAATGAGCAGCATCAACATAAGCAGTAGTTGTGGTAGTTGTTGTAGGGCCAGGTATTTCACTAGTTGTAGTAGTAGTTGTGGTAGGAGGAGTAGTCGTTGTAGTTGTAGTTGTAGGAGGAGTAGTCGTTGTAGTTGTAGTTGTAGGAGGAGTTTCACTAGTTGTAGTAGTGGTAGTTGGAACAACTACATGCTCTGTCGTAGTGCTGGTTGTAGTCGGAGATAGCATTATGTCCATTATATAGTCATCACACACACCTGCACTGCCATCCAACTCAATATTTACTATTTTTATCTGAATCGTATCATTTGGAACAGTATATACTATACCAGAACCAAACAATGTCGCTGGAACGACATCACTTGCTATCAGGGTACTTATACTCCCACCGTTTACAGCGTATATATCAAACAAAGGCCCAATTGCTGATCCTGTTGCTGTTATTATTACTCTTACTTGCATCTTAATTAATTTTATTGGTTATAATATCTGAATGGCAAAACCTTCAATGTTACAATTCAACGTTGTAGTCGTAGTGGTTGTACTGCTTGTAGAGGAAGTAGTTGTAGTCGTAGGAATAAGGAGAGCCTGCAATTCGCATATCTTCTCCTCTATCTTTTGCAACACTATTGTCAACGTATCACACTGATTAACCTCAGTGCAAGGAAGATTATTACCATTATAAGCTAAATCATCCGTTCTTTTCCCTATGATGTGACAAGGACTTGCACAAGGGTCTGCACAGGAACAATTGCTTGTACAAGGCTCAGGACAGCATGAAGGCATTGTACATGCTGGTACTGAAGTACAACATGGATTCACTGGTAAATAATATGGCCAAATAGGACTTGACATAGCTAAATAGGTATTGTAGTAGTGGTAGTTGTCAGCTGTTCAAATATTTCGCAAATAGCTTCTTCAATCTTCTCAATAGCTGTAGTCAATGTGTCGCAATTCTCCAATCCTATACAGGGGAGAGGAGGACCTGAATAATATATGTCATCAGATTGGACAAGAGAAGAAGTACAAGTTGCCATATCGCTAACCAGGTATGTACATTATATGATGATCTGCAAGATCAGGAGTGCCATTATTTCCATTACAGAGGTAGACCTTTTCCCACATAGTACCAGTAAGACCTGCACCTGTAACACTGAAATAATTCAAGTCTCCATAATAAGGCATAGCTGCATAAGGGACCATTACAGAATACATTCTGAAACTATCACTCTCCCTTGAGAAAAATGAAGTGATAGCTTCAATGACACTGAGTAATGTATCACCGTTGCTTATTCCTAAAAGAGGAACATCTTCTCCTGTATATTTTATGCACTGGTCTGATATAACATTTACACATCCAGTAAAACAACCTCCACAACTCATTATTTGAATATTAAAAGTTTAACTTTCGCAGCAATCATGTTTATAGTATAATTGCTCAGATACACAGGATTGACATACTTATGGAGCAATATTCTCCTGTAGTTCAAGAGACTAATGATTGCTTCCGACGGAATAGGTTGATCCAACATCAACGTAATATTGTTGTACATATTGACAGCCAAATCCGCAAGTTTGCAATCAATGTCATCCATCAGAGATTGAATGTCTGCACATTCACCACAATCCGTTAATCTTGTGTATAACATCTTACTTACCTCTTACAGGTTCATTCTTAGAAGCAGGTGCAGCAGGAGCAGTTTCCTTAGCTCTACAACTCGCACATTTTCCATTCTTTATCTGACATGCAGGAAATGTACCATGACACACACTGCATACTGTTGGTTTACACGACATCCTTTTGATATTTATATTTAAAAAAATACTTTTTAATTCTAGGTTCACGATTTTGTAATCGCCTATCTATGTATTCTCTCGACACATTTAATTGTCTGCTAGCACTTAATACAGAATCGTACTCACATAAAAATTCACCATTTGAATCTAAACAAACAATAGGATTCTTAGGATGATATTTTGCATGTTTTCGTATATATGGTTTAAAATCATCACTGTACTTAAATATGAAATTTACAGCGTTACTTATTTTCCCCATACAGCACTTATAAACACACTTAGTATTGTATTTTCGTTCTGCTTCTCTGAGTCCAGATATTTCTTCTATAAAATTCATATTAATATCGTATACAGATATTTTCCTATGTCTAGGATGTTTATAGCCAATTAAGGCAGGACCAGTTTCTCCTCCATCAGCATATTTGCATATATTATAAGTAGTAGGCTTATCAATATTATCTAGATAAGATTGTTCTAAATCTTTTAGTTGCTTTCTACTATGAAAAGTAACTTCTTCAACTATCTCAAATTTAAAACTTTCTTCTCCATACTTATTCCACGCATTTTGGAGATAGGTATTATAATGTTTATTCTTATTAAGTTTATTTCTATGCTGTGTAAACCTCGTATCTATATTTTTAGAACTACCAATATAAAATTTACCAGTAGTTACATTCAGTATTTTATAGATACCAGATCTCATTATTGAAAGTTTATTAAATAATTATTACCGGAACATCCACAGTCCCCTTTTTTCATATTCTCAAGCATATACCAGGCCTGAGCATATAGTTTCTCAGCCTGTACGTTAGCGCAATTATTAGCCGCAGCAATAGCTCCCTGTATGAAGAAATATATCGTGTTAAGCTCCACCATAGACTGCTTCTTGATGGCCTTGTCACACTCCATCATATCAAGTTGCATGAAAACGCTGTCAAAAAGCTCCATTATCTTTTCCACCCTCATTATACTCTTCTCCACATAATATGTATATGCAGGATTGTTAGTATACCTTATATGGTAGATGCCATCGGGAAGAGCAACATAATTGGTGTCCTCAGTCAAGCCGAAGTCAGTGGAATTATAGACATTGGCTTCAGCAGGTACGAATGCTCCTGAATATGTGGAAAATCCAGGAATATTAATCTCTATCCAGGGAGTATTGGGGGCAGGAGGGTTAGTCGGGTAGGTTGAATTATCTACCACGGCAATATTGTACTTATTATAGGTAGGAAGTACTACTATATCTAAACTTAAATCTGCCATCCTCTTAAATAAAAAGAGCCAGAGGATTTGATTCCTCTTCCCCTGGCTCAATCAATCAATTTCGTTCAATCTAACCCATACCCTGAGGCTCAGCAGTGGTAGTGGTAGTCAGAGCAGCAGTAGTGGTGCTGGTGGTAGTGATACACACGTTATCAGCAGTTACTGTACCAAGAGCAGTTTCAAGAGCGGTTTCAAGAGCCGCACTGAAAGCACTTCCTGCTTCAGCAGCAATTATCACCATGCTGTCTCTGGGAATATAATCTCCCCAGTTGTAAGCACCCCTGAAATACTCGTTGAACTTGATGTAGAAGGTATCATAAACCTTACCGCTTTCTGCCCAGCTCTCGAAGTTCTGGTTGTACCCAGCCCATCTGTAGAGGTGTTTCAGATAACCAGCCTGATAGCTATGGTAGTCTATTTCAAGCTGTTTGATTTCCTCGTAAGTACCAGTGGCATAGGTGGAATTCTGAACAGTAGTGACAGTGGCAACAGGTTCGCAAGCATCGGTAACAAGGAAGTCTGCCGTAGTAGCAGGTCCGTTGTACACGAAAGCTCTGAACCACATCCTGTCATATTCATGCGGGAAAGCAGCAACGTCGCAAGGAACACCAAACTTGGTGAGAGGTTTGCCTTCAATCTGAAGGACACAATCATCATCACCAACGGTCACCTTCGAGAAAGTGAAATAGGTGTTTAGACTAACGGTGAAAGGATCATCAGGCACTTCAGCCGTGGAAATCGGGGAAGTCCAGTCAATCACACCATCGGTAACATTATACCCAGTGAGCTTCTCCATGACAAGGTCAAGAAGAGTATCACAATCAACTTCGGTGCAAGGATCTTCACCGCATTCGCAACAGGGGACCTGAACAGTAACACTGCGGGTTAACCCATTGGAATAGAGAGAATCAAGGTATGCAGAGTGGGCACGCAAGGTAATGGTGAGTACATCCCCACACTTTGCAGTCCAGTCCTTAATCTGAATAATCTGATTGGTGGGAGTTCCACAACCACCAACTTTATACCATTCAGTAACATTAGAGTTGCAAGGAGACGAAACACCACACCCCTTGATTTTGTCAGAACGTTTAGTGCCCTGAAGGTAAGTGTTTTCCCTACCTTGGGCAATGTAGAAATACTCTTCACTTCCGGGAGTCGTGGTGGCCTTGTAATCAGGCGCGAATATTCCCACTTGACCCGCAGTTAAGTCTTGCGTAGAGATACTGTCAGTTGCAGGCAAAGCTGTCTGACTTGTCGGCACTACGAAGAGTGTAGTCAAAGAAAAATCTGCCATTTTGTTTAAATTTTAAATTGTTAATTATTCATTTGTCTGTATTCTAAACTGTGCACTTTGCACAGCAGAAGCATTCTCAGTATACATAGCAAGGGATTGGACAGTCAAATCGAGGAGTTCATCTTCAAGGTAGAGGTTTAATTCACAGTCCTGATCGACGGAATCCGTCCCATCAAACTTAACATATCCTGCTTTATCAATGTAGAGCGGATATCTTAAGTACATGATATATAGTTTCGTAGGAGTGAATGTACCATCGGTGAATACACTCATTCTATCAGATGACAAGATACTAAAAGTTTCTTGATATTCAAAGGATGGCTGGTAATGTTTATTATTCAGCAGGAACTGTAAATCACCATGCTTTGTCAACTCACTATTTATCCATATTATCCTATCCTTGCATTTACCTTTATCAGCCAATATATAGCTGTCAAGATAGAACATATAGGTAGGATCAAGGGTAGTAAAATCAACAGACCACTGATTAATGTTACTATCAATCTCCTCTGGAATGAGGGGATGATCTATATAGTTCTCAGCAAGTATCTGAAGATCCTCATAACGCTTCTTGAAAGCGTCATAACCAAGTCCACTTACAATACTTAAGCCGTCAACCTTCTGCTTTATCAGCTTCAGCTGGGCTTCATTCAGAGCAAGTATCTTATCTTCAAGTTGTATCCTTTGATGCTCGTTAGTAGATAATTTATTTAGTTTTTGGTCTATCTTATATAACAAGCTATCTACAGGTATCATACTTCAGCTAATTTCTTCGATTTCAATTTAGCCTCAAGAGTGAGGAGCATGTCCTGGTTATCGTCATCAATCAACATTTTCACGACCTCCTCCTCATCAGTTGCGACTTCATACTCTCCTTCATACACCTTGCCATTGGGTTTAACCCTGTATATGGAATAGGAGATGGCTTGTTTCACCAAATCTTTCACATGGAGCAAATCCTCCTTCATATCGGCAAACCTATTGAATACCTCAATCGTAGAAAGTCCCTGGTACTTACCTGACTTAAACTCTGTCTGTTTAAGAACATTGTCCACTTCATTATATACGACTTCATCCTTAGTGTTCTCCGTAATGGGGAGTCCAAGCAATCTCGCTACTTTCCTCTTCTTTGCAGGAGTCATGCTGTCAAACTTACTGATAGCCTTGTTTATCAACTGCTTCTTCTTGTACACTATTGCGTTCTCAATTTCATCGTCAGCAACATAGAATTGGGTGTCAGCGGGGTATTCCCCTCTTTCCCACGCCTGATAGCTGCTTGCGATGCTTGGATGAACCCTTAGCCAAGCGAATGTCAGTTCCTGAAAAGGAATGGACAGGTCAAAATGATTATCGCCATCCATCAATTTGTAAGGCTGAACGTGAAGAGTGTCTTCGGTGGAAGTGGATAGAGCATAGTTCCAGAACGGAGCCCTTGGTCCAAGATCAATGTCACCGAGTGCTGCCTGAAGCCTGTCTCTTAATTCTTTCACTCTGTTAATTTCCAACTCCCTTTCAGTAGGGTCCTGTATCCTTTTTATGTATGCGGCATCAGGATCAAGTCCTGTCCTATATTTGCCGTCCAACTCTTTATAGGGATACTTGAACACCCCTGTGCCAGGGATTCTCGTCATTCCCTTACCTGCCAGTCCACCCTGCATTGTTTGCATCCCTGAACTGCTATACTCCTTCTTAATCGTAGAGATTTTGCCTAATTTGCCCATAATGTAGTTATTTAATTATTGTTGGTTTTGAGAAGGCTCCCCCCTTAAAGTAGGAGGGAGCTTCTTCTCTATATGTTAAAACTGAGGTATTTCCTCAATCAAAACAGTGCGGGAAAGGTCTTCAATGAAGACATCGCATCTGTCTTTCATCCAAAGCTGATAGCCCGGGAACTTATTGGCGGAACTCATACCCTGGCTCCTTGCAAAGCCCAGGTGATGAGCAGTACCATCAATATATCCCCAAGTCATCGAAGGACGTTCTTTCATCCTCACCTCACGGATATTATTGACCAGAGAACCATCGCTGCCAGGAGAAACGTCAAACACGAAGAACACAGGAGTACTCTTCTTGTTCTGACCAAACTCAAGCTGGGTCTGCGGGAGGTCGAGTTCTTTCAGGTGAACCAGTTCAACCCTTCCGGTTTCACGGGTCACCATAGCATCAAACGCGAAGTTGTAGGTGATGTGCTGTCCTTCACCCTGTAAATAACGGTTTCCGCTATCTGCCACGAAAGTCAGCCCAGAATTGAGGGCATCAGCCTTCAAAGCCTGCTGGAATACATCGAACCCCGCCTCATTGGTGTACATCTTCACCTTCCTGTCCTTCACATCAACACGCCTGTAGAAAAGGTCACCGAATACCGAGCGTACAAGATTGGCGGAGAATTCTCCCCTATTGTACTGGACAAGGTTTCCATGATTACGCATCCTGTGGTAGACACCAGCGGAGAGACGTTTCACTTCCTGCTTGCTTCCATTGGACTTGACAGTTCCAGGCTTACTCCATATCATACGTTTCACCTTCAGCTCAAGCATAGCCTTACGCATCCAGAATTCGATGAAGGGTTCCCACTTGACGTCATTCCTGGTGAGAGGAAGCTGGTTCCTGCGCTGGGGAGCATAGATAAGAAGGTCGAGAGGCTTGCCGTTGCTGTCTCTCAGCATTTTGGCGTCAGCCCAGTCGGTGATGAGATGTTCAAAACCATAGCCAGAGCCAAGGGTTTCAAACATGGTGATTTTCTCACCCATACGGGGAAGGCCAAGCAAATCCTGGTCAAATTCACCAATCGAACCATCAATCAGTTCGACATCAAGCCCAATCTGGAGGAAGGTGGAGCTAACGAAGTCCACAATGGGATTGTCACTGACAAGAGTGAAAGAATAGATGAATCCCCTGTTCCAAGGCAGCGGGTCTTTCACAACATACCACCTGGGGCCATACTGACGGGAGCCAACAGATACAATGGAGTTCTTAGCAAACTCATTGGTATCAAGCACCACCTGAAACTCCTGACCGTCAATACCAGGCTTAACAAGAGCCTGAGTAGAGGCAGGAATGTCAATAATTTTCGGGAATTTGTAGGGGACCTGAACATCCCACTTCCAAGCATCACTCGCATTATCAATGTAATACGGAGTGCTTTTGTTGATCATGTCAAGGAAGTCGTTACTGTAGAGAGAACTCTGCGTGTAAAGACTGATGATCTTCTTGTCATAGTCAGCAGGTTCAGTCATGTGGAACGATTCCAAATGGTTAGCGTCGGTAAGCTTGCCAACAGCACGCTTATCCATCGACGAAACCCGAGCATACATAAAACCAGTTAACCCTGGTAAAGTTTGAATTGCCATCTTTTTTAAATTAAATTGTTATATAAACCATGAAGTTCTCTTAGGAGGAGTCGTTCCTCCTGCTTTTCCTTTACTTACCTGTCTTGCGACTTCCCCAAAGAGCTGATCGGTCTTTTTAGTTACCCCGCTCTTCTGGATGGTAGATAAAGTAGGATCTTTTTCCAACACTTTAAGTAAGAGAGCAATCTTAACTTTCATAGCATGATTCTCAGGTCTCTTAAGTTCAAGAATTGCGACATCGAAATCCGTAAGGGTTTCTCCTGCCTTGTTCTTGTACTTATCCACCAATAGGAAGTCTTGTAGTTCTGCGGCTAATTTTGGATTGATCGGTATGCCATCAAATTCCTTAGCCTTTACTTTTTCTTGTAGTACAGTACTGACGTTCTGAATGTACTGATTCTTTATGGCTGTCTTCACCTGCAACTCCCTCTCGGAAGCCTCTTCCATCTCCTTCAGCTTGGCCGCCTCCTTCTTAATAAGTACCTTATGATACTTGGTGGCCACGCTTTCAAGGTCAGCATAATTCTTCAGCCTTTCAATTTCAGTTGTAATGTCCTCAGGCTCAAATCCTTGATCACTCAGTGCACGCTTCATAACAATTACCTGATTTTCTTCGTTAGTCATGTCCAACTCAGCAAAATTGACTATGTTATTGTAGGTGCCGAAATAATCCCTGGGATTAACGCCCTTGACAAATATGGCATCAAATGCATTTTGATAATCCTCGCCGAACTGGCCTATGAAATTATTAACAATTTCAATGGCACCCTTCTTCTTCTCAGCATTAAACCTCTCAAGAAATTCTTCTCCAGTAGTTATCTGCGGTTCCTCCTCATCTTCATCAAGGTTGAATACGCCAAGCTTGAACAAGTCTTTGGAGAGAGAGACAAAAGGACTTTCTTCTGCATCAATATTCTCTGCTGTTGCTGTCTGTGCACCAGACTGTTCTTCTTTCCCTTCTTCTCCTTCCTCCCCTTCTTCCTCTTCTTCTCCGCTCTGAAGGAAACTGGAGATAACTTGTTGAGGATTAGGAGTTCCACCTTCCTTATCAGTAGGAAGTACCTTGCCTTTTACAGGAGGTGTAGGCTTTTCTTCGTCTTTCACTTCTTTTATGATGGGTTCCAGATCATCGGGTGAACCTCCAGAGGACTCAGCTCCGAAAAAATCTTTGAGAAGTTCTTGACTTCCAACCCCCATCTCTATGGTATCCTCAATACCGAATCCACCAGGATTATCTAAATTTTCTGCCATAATGTAGTTATTAAGTTGATTTGAAGTAAAATTATAACAAAATTAATTATAAACCAGCCAATATTTATGTTACGTAGTCATTTTTCCAGTTAATATAGCATTGCTATTTTTTCTTTACACTTTTTCTGTTACTCGCATTGATTTTTGCAATCTGGAGATCGTTCTTCATGTTCTCCCTCTCCACCTTCAGTTTCTCTTTTTCAAGCTCCATCTTCTGAAGGGCCTGCGAGCTCTTGGATTGTATGTCAGCCATCTTGAGCTGGTAGTCCTTTGCAGCCCTACTCTCTTCAGCGGCCAGCTTGCTCACCTCCATCACATCAGGCACCATATTCTGGTTGACATCTTCGCTTTCCACATTACCGAATCCAGTGGCCTGTATGATGGCGATCTCCTTCTTATTTATCCTGTCAAGCTCCTTCTGATAGTTGTCATTGGCTATTTCCTCCTGCTTCTGCCTTGCCGCCTCCTCAATCTGAGCCTGAGCTATCTGCTGAGCCTGTTCAAGTTTCTGCTGTTCAAGCTTCTGTGCATCCTCCTGCTGTTTCCATATTCTGTCTCTCAAGTCCTTGAAAGTCTTCTTCATCTGTCTCATCGACTTGGTAGAGTAGAGCTCAATGACATCATAGAGGGTTCCTCCATTCTGGATGACAGCCTGAGCAAGCTGACGAAGCTCGTTGAACATCTGGGTATCCTCAGGACGATTGGTGGGGAATACTTTGAGGTCTCTGAATCTGAGGTCTGTTCCATTTACCTGTATGAAAGCAGATTCACCTTCACTTGTGATGTAGGAGAGGGTGGATTGCTCCTTATTGCTCTCTATGTACTGAGCAGCGTCTATGATTGCCTGATAGAGTTGTCCAAGAACATACTCATGAGCGACAAACAGGGGTTCAGTCTGTGAGTAGCTCTGCTGTACGGCTGTATTGGTGGCAGTTGCCGTCTCTGATGCAGAAATTGATCCAAGCCTCTGCTTCGACATGCCTATGAGCTCCCAGCACTCGTTTTTCATCTGTACAGCGAGATTGTACCTGCTCTGAATTTCGTTTGTCCTTCTAAGGTCTATATTCTTGGCTATAGAGGTATTGCTGACAGGAGCCTTTGTATTTTCAGGACTGTCATCATCAAATACAATACCTCTTTCCCTTGCTTCAACCTCCCACATGTCTATTGCATCCTGATCATCACCATCCTTGAGTTTCGGAATACGCCTTATATTAATGGAAGCAACATTACCAATCTCCTTCTTAAGAAGATCGAACAGCTGATTCATGCATACATTATATATTACCTGGAAGGGTTTCATCATATCAAGAAGACTCTTGGCCTCGGTATTCTTCACCTCATACGTGGTGCCTATGAGAGGACAATAACTTAACAGCCTGAAAGGCTTTACGTGATAGATGTCAGGCCCTATCTTCTCCCCCTGATACCATTCGTTCACCCATCCCCATTCAAGGGAAATCTGCGTGGGGATAGCACCGTTCTTGTAATGCTCATCAACAAGCATACTCTGCTCATTGCCCATTTCATCAAGGTAGACGAGCTTCCCTATCTTTCTCTTTGATATCCAATATGCCCTTACGACAACATATTTGTAACCAAACGCAGAGACATTTGACGAGAGTCCCAGGAAGTCCACCAATGAGTCATTGTTCTCCTTCATCTCGCTTTCTATGAGCATCCTCTCCTGAAGGACAAGCGGGTCATATGTGTCATATTTAATGCTGTCTATTCCAGGAGTGATGTCAGGGTTGCCGAGGTTGGACTCCCTCACGTTGATGAGGCCATAGTCCTCAAGGGAGGAACGCAAATGGTCTATCTCCTCCTTTGTAATGTCAGGGCAGCTTTCTATTATTTCCGAAAGCTCCATTATCTGAACAGTCCCTGCTGCGTAAGCCCCTTTCGCCCTTCCAGAAGGGTCTGAGGTATATTTCCTGTCAGGGACTGTCAGAAACCAGGCATTCTTCGGGTTTATCTCCTCTACATTGAATCCAAGCTTGGAGTTGTCCTCATATATGAGGTAGTATTCCCTTGCCGATATGCATAAGTCCCTGAATGCCTCTTCGGAGAGCTCCTTCATGTTGAAGTCCATCTTCTGACAAGTAAGCACATGATTTGCCCATTTCTCTGCAACAGAAGTATAACTGTCAAGCTGGTCCTTCACCTCCTCCATTGTCATCTGATCAAGCTCCTCATCAGGGATTTCTACGCCTTCCATTGCTGCTTTCTCCAATATCTTCCTTTTCGCCTGTGAAATAACGAATTCCTGTAGCAGCTCCGTCTTATATTGCAACTCCTCAGACTGACTATCATCGTCAAATGCCTTCACCCTGTATGTATCAGGCCTTTTGGACATTTCCCCCACAAGCTCGTTGATTGGAGTGGTTACAATGGAATAATGCTTCACATAGGCAGGAAGTTCGAGGTCATCAGTGAGCATCTCCGTGAAACTCTTCACTTCCTCCTCCTCATAAAAATCCTCCCTTCTCAAGATGCCCTTCATCAGGTCATAGTTCTTGACAAAGGTGTTCCGGTTCTTGGTATATTCCGCATAAGCCTTGTTAGCGAAATAATCCATTGTGTTCTTTATCCAAGTCTCGTCCTGCTTCTGCTTCTCTGTCCTGAACTGGTCAGGAAAGATATTCAGGTAGGCATACTTGATGGTTGGGTCTTTTGAGTAACGTATGATAGCCATCTTGCTTATTTATTAAGTTTTTTCCTGTAAAACATCATTGTAGGGAACGCCTTCCATAACGGCAGTTCCTCCACCACCACTTCCGTCCATTTGATGGTGGGCTCCCCATACCTGTTTGAAGCATACTCCCCTATCACTATATCATCCCCCAGTTTTATGTCCTCCATGTCCGGCTCATAGTATCCAGGGTTCTTCAACAAATTCCTCAAATGAGGGGGGTTCATTTCGTTATCCATACCATTATATATATGTTACACAAATAATTTTCTCTTCCTTACCGTAAACATGCTTTTGCTTCCGTTGAAAAGCTGCGGCTTTCCTCTTCCAGAATAGATGGCAGCCACCCTTGGATCATCTGCCTGGCTCACCCTCCCGAATATGGGGTCCATCCTCATCGCCTGTGCAATTGCAAGCTCCGCTGCCACTACACGGTCATAGTTGCCCTCCTTATCGTTATACTGAATAACTTCCTCAAGAAGGAGGGGGTCCAATATTTTATACACACCTAATATTTGTTTTACTATGTTTCCTTCCTCGTCCTTCTCCTCGTACACCTTCTCCTCCATGTACTTCTTGAAACATGCATGCAAGTAGTCTCTGATTTGGTCGGCAGACCTATGTATCCCATACTCCCTTTGCACAGTTGTGTTGGGAACTATTTCCCTCAACCATTCGGGCTGTCTTTCCAGGTAGCGGGCATCCCCCTTGGCTTTCATATATTCTATGAACGAAATATCGTCATTCTCGCAAAGGGTGCGTGCATTATAGTATTTAATGAGAAGCCTGGCCTGCTCTTCCCAGACCTCCTTCTTATCAGGCCTTGCAACATAGGAGGCCACAAACATATCCTGATACTTCTCACCTAATATGTCGTGCATCCTCTTATAAATGTAAACAGCCCCCAGCGAGCTGCTGTAGGCTGCCTTTCCCTGTCTGTAGGGGTCAACCCCCGCCACATACAGCCCATATGGAGGACTGCTTATGGGAAATTCATACACCACTACAGGGGCGTCCTTCAAGTCCCCCGTCTGCAAAGGGAAATGTGAAATGGGGAGCATGTCAGTAAAGTCGTGCTTCACCTCCCCCTCTTCGTCCTGATAGAGAATAACTGGCGTACCTGTTCTTTCCACCTGTGCAAGCCTGTTCTTCTGCCTCTTTGCAGCCTCTATGTCGAAAATGTTGTCTGAAGAAGAGAGGAAACATTCATCAACTGTGAGGGGATAGTACATTATCTGCTTCAAGTAGAGGGTCCTGTCTGGGTTTTTCTTCATATTATCCCTCTCCTTCTCTATTAAGGCAAGGGCCTTTTCCTTGTCAGAGACCTGTATCTTTATCTTATCAAGCTCCGCAATATCCCTTATATTCATTCCTTTCTCATCTCTCAACCATGAACCGAGAGTAGTCTCCCTTTTGCAGTCCATCCTATATAGTCCTGAGAGGAAAAGACCTGTTTTTCTCATGGAAACGCTGTCTTCTATGGCAAGGAAGTTATTCGACTCAGGGTTGTAGAAGAAATTCTCAGCATCAGCCCCATTATCGAAGCTACCTCCAGTTCCGACCAAAATGGGAACGGTTCTCCAGCCATTCTTCCCCTTAATTGTAGGTTCCCCTGCCTTGAACGCAGAGGCAAAAGAATATTTCCCCACCTCGTCCATTATAAACGTCTTCGCCGTGGCACCAGCTGCCACTTCTGTGACATTTCCATCTCTGGCATTCCTTATTATAATGTAGCTCCATATTTCATCCTCCCCGTCAGGCTTCTTATATCCAAGCCTGATTTGATTGAGCCTCCATGTTTTATCAAGCCTTGGAATGGCCAATCCTTCCCACATGTGCCTCAGCCCGAAGTCCACCTTGTCCTTTATAAGGGACAAGTCATTGTCATTCCCGCATATTATCAGGTTTTGGGTGTTGCTGAACATTGTGGCATTCATTCCGAAATAGGAAGCCTCCATTTCACTTTTTCCCCCCTGCCTGGCCCCCACTTCAATATACCCCATTCTCTGCTTCCTGCATTCCTCCAGGATTTCCGCCCTTATCCACTCATTGTCCCTAAGATCGGGAAGGGCAGGCACCCTTATGTCATTCCCCCATTGGTCAGTACCGTCAACCCTGATGTACCAATGGTTAAGATGCCAATAGAGCCACCCCGAGATATACACTCCCCCGATGGTGACTCCCCCCAATATCTTTTGCGTCTCCCAATCAATAAGCTGCTTGAATTCCTCCGTTCCAGGAGGAGGCAGCTTCTTCATGTTCCTGAAAAACTCAGTGCTCTTTATTTCCATCTTCCCTGCTCTTCCTTTCCCATATACTGTTGGCCTCATGAATCACAGACCATCCATCACAACTGAACCCTTTAGTGAGAACATTTTCCCATTCCCCTATCTCCTTCAGCCAATCCAAGGCTTCGACATACCCTTTTCCCGTATATTCAAATCTCTGACTCATTTCCATTTCCCCTGCATTCTAGGAGGCACCGTTCCAGAGCCCCTTGCCTCCTTCTTGGCCTCCTCTTTCTCCCTCAGTTTATCCACAACTTCCAACAGTGCCAGGTAATTCTTCATAGTCTCCTGGATGAACTTCCCTTGAGCTTCGATAGAAGCAATCACCATCGGTATAGCCCCTCCGGTCTTGGTGGTTTTCCATTCAATCCTGTCCTTAAGTTCATTGATAGGGTTGTTATCAACATACTTCCTCCAGGTCTCGAGTTGCTTATTCGCCCAATCGAGCTCCGCATTAATGAAATTACTCCTAGCCATTATATCAACTTATTCAAATAATCCTCCGTAAGATCCTCCCTCAGGTATAGCTCCCTCACCTGTATGGCTATCTCGTCCCTTCTCCCACTAAGACTGCCTATCAGGTCAACGTAATCTGCCCCATTGTCATACAGCTCACAGAGCATGTCAATGAAGTCCGCGAGGAATATCTTCCTCAGCATAATGTTGTCATTTTTTCTCATCTGTCATCTCCTCCTCTTCTTTTTCACTTACAACAGCCCTCCACTTCGACGGAGTGGCAGGGCATTCACATGAAAGACACTTGGTTTTGGCACTCAACGTACACCCGCATAACATGCAATGTATGTCAGGCCTGAAAGTCTTGTGAAACTTGGAATTATGCTCACCCCCGTCACAAATATACCTCCTCCTGCGTGAGACATACCCAATCACCTTCTTCAGCTTCTCAGGGGGGAACAGGTTATTGCGCCACCCTTCATAAATCTTGTCAATCTCTATTTTCATAGCTTATTCCTCAACAATTTTATATCAGCCATATATATCTGCAACTTGAAATGAGAACTCACCCTCTTCTGCTCCTTTGTATCGGGAGAATTGATAATCTCCTCCAAATATTCCTTGTTCCTATTTATCTTCTCCATCTTCTTCACAGCCTTCCTCTTATTAAATACGAACTTCCCAAACCCAGAGAACTCTATTGAGTTGCACGTAAGAAGAGACTCCCTTGCCTCACTGAACTGGAAGTCGACAATAGTGGCGACCACACGCTCAGGAATGTTCAGGGAATCAGCAATCCCTTTTACAAGCCATTCCTTTATAGGGACGTTATCGGGCTTCAGCTCCATTCCTAAGGGTAATTTGTAAAACCAGGTCCCCTTTAAAGTTAGGGACAATGTGCGGGTTGACAATCACCTTTCCCCCAGCCTTAATGAAAACACTGGCCTTCTTAAGCTTTGACACCATATTATTAATCGTGGCCTCGCTAGTGCCATACTTCTCACAAAACTCCTGCCTATTCTCAGGCAAGCTAATATTTCCCTTTATAGACGCGTATGACACCAGTTGCAGCTCCCTCTCCGTCAATGAGAGTCCATTAAGGACAGAGAGGAGCCCATAGTACTTCCTTGCAAGCTCATAGCTGTCGGAAGTCACCTTCTTCAATTTCTGATATGTAATTCTGTCTCCCATTTGAAAACATGTTGGTTTCTACAAATGTACATATAATTTTTTCAAAATTAATTAAAAAAATTAAAATTCATACGCCTCCCCAATATTGTTAGTCCCAATATTGTTAGTCCCATCATAATTGTAAAGAAGCTCCTCCCCCTCCCCAATGCCCCTCAAAGCATAGAACACCTTCTCCCTGCGTTCTACGTCGTCATACCAATATACATTAGGAGAATAAGAATGGTTATACAGACTCCCATATCCAAGGACAATACATGAGCCACATCCATCAAAGGCAAACACATAATAGCCAAGCTCCGTATTGACTATCCTTTCATAGTCTGCGTCAGGAAGCACAATTACAGGACACCTTTCAACTATGTCCCCCCTCTCATAAGAACAATCAGCAAACACCCCCCTGTTCCTTTTGTTAGCCCCCGCCACCAAGGACTTCTTTACAACTACCCCCATACCTTTTTTTTTATAACAAATATACCCCTTGCCTTTCAAATATGGAAATCGTTTATGGGGGTGAGAGAGGAGGGTATCTCCAATCAGCCACCCCACCTTTTTTTGAGGGAGTAGGGAT